GCGGTGATGAACCCCAACGAAGTTCGCCGTGCAATCGGAATGAACCCATACGGTGCCGAGGGCGATGTTTACACATACGCGCTGAATAAGGGCAATGCCGAGCAGTTGCTCAAGGATGGAGACCTGATTCCGACCACGCAGGAGCCAGACGACAGTACGCCGGAGCCTGATGAGGACGAACCAACCGTTCCCGCGCCGACTCCAAAGCCGAGGAAGAAAAAGAAACAATGAAGATTGAACGCCGCAGCCTTAATCAGGAGTTCCGGGTATCGGATGACGCCCAGCCCACTATTACCGGGCACGCCGCGCTCTTTAACGCACCGACCAACTACGGTGGGATGTGGACAGAGATCATCGACGAGCACGCCTTTGATGGCGTGCTGACGCAGGACATCCGTGGACTATATAACCACAACCCCGATCATGTATTAGGCCGCACCGCATCAGGGACAATGACTGTAAGCGTGGATGATAAGGGACTCGCGTACACGATTGTTCCGCCTGATACCCAGTTAGCCCGTGACCTGATAGTGTCTATGCGGCGCAAGGATATTACAGGTAGTTCTTTCGGCTTCATCTGTACTCGCGACCTGTGGACGGATGAGTCTGACGGTTCAGTGACACGCCGCATCCTTGAGGTGTCGGAATTACTCGATTGCTCAGTGGTCACTTATCCGGCCTACGACGGTGCAGATTCTCACGTTCGTTCCTTGCCCGATTCAATGCCCGCAGAGTTCCGTTCTCGCTTTGAGGCACGCGCCAAGCCGAAGACAAAGCACGTGGACGGGGAAGACCTCACTGCTGATTGTTTTCTGATCGTTGGCGACCCGCAGGACACTTCCACATGGAAGCTGCCATGGAAGTTCTCGACTGATGACAAAACAAAGTCCCATCTGCGAAACGCTCTCGCTCGTATCGATCAGGTAAAAGGCGTGAGTGATGACGACCTCAAGGCCGCAAAAGATAAGCTGGCCGACCTTTGCAAGAAATACGACATTGACGTGAGCGAATCGAAGTCTGTTCGCGCACTCACCGACCAATGCACCTGCACCTGCCCGCAATGTATGACTGGCTCTTGTGGCATCTGCTCCGCAGACCCACAGTGCATGGGTGCAGAACGCAACTCTACGCGCTCGACGGATGATGAATGGCGCGAACTAACAATGCTTCGCCTTTGCATCGCCGAATCTGAGTAACCCAATCATTTAACCCCGGCTAATCGTAACGCCTCCTGTTCACAGGGGCACGCCGACGTGTGTCCGGTGACACCACACACAGGAAAACAAGAAGATTTATGACCCTTCGTGAACTTATTGAGAAGCGAAACAAAATTCTGGCGGATGCACGCCAGATTATGACAGGCACCGATGTGTCTGCCGAGCAGCGCAGCAAAGTCGATGCGATGCTGACGGATGCCAACAACCTGAAGGCCGATATCGAGCGCGTGGAAGCGTGCGCCGAGTCCGAGGAGCGCAGCCTCCCCAAACCTGGCATTCCTCGTGCGGCTGTTGAATCCACCGAGACTGACGACCGGACCCAGGAGCAGCGCAACAAGGCCACGAACAAGGCGTTCCGCGCATACCTGCGCGGCGAACGCTTTGAGCAGCGCGACCTCACCATCGCTGCCGATGGCGGTGTGATGGTGCCGGTTGCGGCCCTGCCCCCGGTGCTCGCACAGCGTTCGGCGGGCTCGATCTACGATGTTGTGCATCACATGCGGACCACGACCGGCGAGCCGGTGAAGGTTCCGCTGTTGGATGGCACGTCGGACGTGCTGGTGCTGGACTCCACTGCCGTCGGAAACGGTACGGACCCGACGTTGACTGGTATCACCATTCAGACGGATGGCCTGCGTACCGGCGATCCCGTCCTGATCGATAACAAGCTGATCCAGGATCTGGATTACGACATCGTTTCTTATGTCAATCAGGTGCTGACCGACCGCTATACTCGTGGCGCGTCCAACTACATCACCAATGGTAATGGCTCGAACTTCACCGGCTACCTTGGTTCGATTCCATTTGTTTCGTCCGAGACAGCGGCAACGCTGGGATACGACGACTTCGTGGCGCTCATCGCGGCGCTGGACCCGGCCTATCATCCCGGAGCGTGCTTCGCATTCAGCAACACCGTTCTCGGCAACGTGCTGAAGATCAAGGACTCGCAGGGCCGTCCTATCTTTGTCCCCTACCTGGACGGCGCAACTTCTGGTTTTGCCGGCCAGATTCTTGGCTTCCCGGTCAAGATTGACCAGTACGGCAAAGCCGTCGCCACCGGCAATATCGCCGTGGCCTTCGGTGATTTCGACAAGGGCTACACCCTGCGCGAAGTCTCGCCCGGTCTGGTTATCAAGCAGTCGAATCAGCGCTGGATCGAGTTGAACCGCACCGGCGTGGTTGGATTCGCTCGCGGTGGCGGTGCCCCGACCCTGGCTAACACCACGACGTTCAGCCCAATCCAGGGGCTGAAAATCAGCTAAACCCCGCCCCGGAGGTGATGAGCCTCCGGGGACTCCTTCCCGCAATGCCAAAGAAGAAACCCGCCGCAAAACCTAAGCCGCAGCCAGCGCCCCAACCCGTTGTCTGGGCAGTATACCCCGGAATCTACTGATGCCTCTTTCCTATCGCGAACTCACGCAGCCCACCGCCGAGCCTCTTACGCTGGCACAGGCGAAGGCGCATCTGCGCGTGGACTTCACAGATGATGACACCTATATAACGTCTCTGATTACAGCGGCACGGCAGTATGTGGAGCAGGTCACAAACCGAGCGATTTTCAATCGATCAATCCTTTTGACCCTCGACTATTTCCCATATCCGGGCTGGAATGTCACATACGGGCAAACCTATAACACGGTGTTGTCGTGGTACTACCGTGGGTTGACGATACGGCTTCCGAAGCCAGCGCTCGTCAGCGTGGAGTCGATTACTTATCTGGCCGCTGATGGCGTGACCAGCATCACGATTGACCCGTCGAAATACATCGTAGATACGACTTCGGAGCTAGGCAGAATATCACCAGCACCCGGATATACGTGGCCTTATCAACAGAATTATCTGCCGGGACAAGTGCGAATCACATATACCGCTGGCACCTATGGCGACGGGGTGGAAGTCAACACCTGCCCGCAGACGATGATCCAAGCGATGCTCCTGCTTATTGGCCATTGGTATGAGCACCGAGAGGCTGTCTCGGAGCTAAACCTGAAGACCATTCCGTTGGCTGTGGATGCTCTCCTGGCTGGGGAAACGTTCGACAGTTTTGAGTGGTGATCCATGCAAGCAGGGAAACTCGACAGGCGCGTACAGATACAGCAGCAGACGGCCACACAGGACGCATTCGGACAGCCTCAGCAAACGTGGACGACCATGGCGACCGTCTGGGCCAGCATCGACATTCAACGCGGCGCTTTGCTCTACGAGACGAGCGAGTTCATCTCGAAGGTGGTCTACAGGATCACTATGCGTTACTCGCCATCACTCATCCTGAAGCCGTCCATGCGGCTCATCTACCTGGATGCCATATCGAACGTGACTCACACATACGAGATTCAAGCACTGTGGGATGACAACACCGCACATCGACAGATCAGCGTCCTGGCCTACGAGATTAACGGTGCCCAATGATCGAATCCGGTCTCTTTACACTTCTCTCTACTAATCAGGCCATCGCCTCTCAGCTTGGTACACGGCCAGCGGGTGATACGGGCGCCTATCCGATGACTATTCCCGAAGACCCGACTTTGCCCGCTGTGTCCTATCGGATCATTTCATCCACTGACTCGCCAACACTTGACGACCCGCTGGGGACGACAAAGACACGAGTCCAGATCGAATGCTGGGGCGAGACTTACGGAGCCGCTGTTCAACTCCGAAACGTCGTAACCGCCGCAATCGCCGGATACCGAGGCTCTGTGAGCGGCACAACGATAAAGAACATCTTGCGCGTTACGACCGGCGATGTTTTTGCCGACGTGCCTCGCCAATATACGGCCAAAGTGGACTTCTACATCTGGCACAACTAATTATTTCTGCCCGGAAACCGGGCATCAGGAGCAACATACTATGTCCGTAAACATCACCGCAGCAACAGCAGAAATTAAGGGCACGACCGGCAATGGGGCCGTCCTTGCCATCGGCAGCGTAACCTCGGCAACACCATCCACGACCTATCAGGCCATCGGTGGGATTCAGGACATTACCGCCTCTGGTATCAAGCTGGGAGCCGTGGAAGCCACCGACCTATCCAGCCGCAATGTCCGCCGCAGGGGTACGACCATCGACTTTGGCACTATCACGGCGACCTTGAAGAACGCTAATTCCGATGCTGGCCAGACTTCGGCATCCACCGCACAGCTTGCCGCTGTGCCCTATGACTTCGCGATTCAGTACGCAGATGAGGATGCAGCTAAGACCGTGACGGTCACGTTTTCCGCTCTCGTTACCGAGTTCGGCGCGATTGACCTCGCAGAAGACAAGCTCAACACCTCCAAGATCGAATTGACTCTTGACGGTGCGTGGGCAATCTCTGCTGCCTAGTCTTCCATAGGCCAGCGACCGTATGCGCTGCGCCTCTTTTTACCCACATATAAATAGGAGCATCCATGCCCAAGACTAAAGTCGCGGGGACTCCCGCCGACCCCACTCTGCCTAAAACTCCGGTCACGATTGACGGCAAGGAATACAACCTCTGTTTTGACCTCGGGGCCTTGGCGGTCGCTGAGGCCGCGCTGAACGCTGAAGGCCATAATGTCAATCTGCTCGCGGCCTTGCCTCAGCTAAATCTGGCGAATACGCGAGTGATATTTGCAGCGGCACTACGCACATTCCACCCAAACATCTCTTTTGATGACGCGGTGAAAATGGTTAGCTTTGCAAACGTCTACACCATCGCAAACGCCATTGCCGAGGCGTGGCAGTCTGCTCTCCCCGGGCCGGAGACGGAAAAAAACGCACCAGCCGCCGAGTAAAGGCGGCGGCTCCTAGCTGGCTCCAAATGTGGGCTATCGCTCGATACGACCTCGGGCTTACATCGGATGAGTTCTACGCTCTGACTCCACGCCAGTTTGACGCGCTGCTCAAGCGCAAAGAGCACGCTGACACGATGCAGGAGTTCCTGTTTGGCCAGCTTGCATCCGTAACGGCGAACTTCTCCATGAGCCGTCCGAAGAATCCCACCACGCCGCAGGACTTTATGCCCTCACAGTGGAAATCCGCGAAACCTAAACGGCGCACTCGGCGGACGATTGCCCGCAAGCTGAATTCAATTTTTCGAGTACACCATGCCCGCCCAGATGACGATCAGCAGCAAGCCTCTGATGGACAAGCTGAAAGCAATGTCCGACAAGAGGCACATTCAGGTGGTGAATCAGGCACTGCGTGAGGGGGCAAAAGTGTTCCAAGCCGCCGTGATCGAGGAAGCCCCCGAGCGCGTAGATGGCTACCGTCACGCTGCCCCCTATGGACAGAGCAACGGCGGCTCCGTGGCTGGCGTTCCTGGCCGCCCTGCGTGGTTCGCAGAATGTGTTCCAACTTGGCTATGGGGCTGGATACGGCACCGGAACGTCACCTCTCGGTAATCCTCTCGGCACACCCGTCGTATCCACAGCGACCGCTGCAATGGCCACGAGCATAAACACATCGGGGTGGACGGCAAGCTCTATAGGGCTGCTCCTGAGCGGCGACCTAATCCAGATCGGATACCGCCTTCACATGGTGGTGGACGACGCGGTGAACTCGGACACCAACGGAGACGCCACGCTCAATATATGGCCGTCAGTGCGTGAGTCCATCAGCGCGAACGCCTCCGTCATTACCAGTAATCCCGTCGGTCTGTTCCGCCTAGCGGACAACAAGCGCACAGTCAACTATTCACCCGCGCAGGCAACGACCCTCAGTTTCCAGGCAATAGAAGTTCGATAAATGTCCCGTAATCTAACAAGCCCTCTCATCGCCGACCTCACCAGCGAGGCCCTGTATCCGGCCTTTCTCGCCGACATCACGTTTACCAGCGGTGTCTCTCATGTTTGGAGCGGCGTCGGCCCACTCGTGTGGAACGGCAATACATATATTGGCGTTGGCTCACTCGGACAGGTTGGCGACGTAAATGAAGCCACGGAGGTCCGCGCCGACGGAACATCGGTGACCCTCTCCGGCATTGACTCCACGCTGCTCAATGACTGCCTGAATGATATTCAGATCGGTGCGCCTGTAACCGTCTGGTTTGCCTCTCTCACTACAGCCGGCGCCATCCACGGCGTTTACCAACTGTTTTCTGGCACCGTAGACAAGCCCACGTTTCAAACCGAGGCGAAGACGGTCACAATCAGCCTCAATCTGGAAAACAAGCTCTATAACCTTCAGCGCCCCTCCGTGAGGCGTTACACCTCCGCCGACCAGCGTCTGTACTTTCCCACCGATTCAGCCTTTAGCTGGGTGGAAAGTCTGAACGATATAGCCCTGCGTTGGGGCAGCTAAAGCGCCACACACTTCTAACCACTTCCCAATCAGCTCGCCTAGAGCGGGCTTTCTTATGCCTGAAAATCCCCTCCCAATTCGTTCCCATACGTGGTCAACTCGCGAACTCCATGATTATTTGACCAACCACGCGCATACCTCTTTCGCGTGGGGCCAGTTCGACTGCTGCCTGTTTGCCGCTGATGCGATTCAGGCCATGACAGGCATTGATATAGCCGCAGAGTTTCGTGGCAAATATCACGATCAGGCGAGCGCCTTTGAACTGATTAAGACCGTAACGGGCGGCTCGACCGTAGCTGACGCCGCTGCTTACTGCGCGAATCAACATGGACTGCCCGAGTGGAAGTACCCGCTCATGGCTCAACGCGGCGACCTCGTCGTGTTTGAAAACGACGGCAATCTCATTGCTGGCGTTGTCCACCTCTCCGGTCGTCACGTCGTATCCGTCTCCGAGTCCGGCCTAATCAAGGCTCCCATCACCGCTGTCCAGCGTGCATGGCACATTCCCGCCCACGAAGACATAGGTATCCCCGCAGAAAGGTTCAAGCATGAGTAAGGCCATCACAGGCATCGCCGAATTAGGTGCGGTCGCCGGTGTATTTGCCGCTGACTTTCTCTCTGGCGGACTGCTCACTCCTCTGGTCGTTGCGATTACGCCAGAACTGATGGGACTTGCTGCCTCCGGCGTTGCAATGGAAGCCGGGGCCATTGCCGATGCTCTGACGCAGAACCGTGGGATGAACATCACCACGCGGCAGCCCGCTTCACCTCGCCAGATCATCTACGGCACGCAGCGGGCAGGCGGAACGATTATTTATCAGAGCACAACCGGCTCTCATAAAGACCAATACAACTTCATAATCGCAATCGCTACGCATGAAATTCATGCGATTGAGAATCTGTACCTCGACGGTCGTCGTGTGTTTTGGCAGTCCGGCTCCACTGGCAACACCACTAGAAACGGATACAACTTTGGTGGCCAAGCTGCCAGTGGCCAGCACACGGCTCCTAATGGGCAGAAGTACGACTTCGGCGGCAAGGTGTACTGCGAGGCGCGTTACGGCGACCAGGCAGCGGGCGACGTAATAGGCGGCATGACAGCCAATGACCCCAACTGGGCCGCTGGCACAAATGGCTCACCGTGGGTCGGCGGATGCACGTATGTCTATTTGAAGATCGAGTACGACCCCGGCACCTTCCCACAATTGCCTGAAATCAAGTTTACGGTTCACGGCAAAAACGACATTTTCGACCCACGCACGGGAACGAGGGGCTATAGCTCGAATCCCGCTCTCATTGCCGCTGACATCCTCACCGACACCATCTGGGGAGCTGGGGACAACACCGTTAACGAGAATCAGCTAATCGCTGCCGCAAACATCTGCGATGAGCAGGTGTCATTCGCGGGCGGTGGGGGTGGCTCTGAGTCTCGCTATGCGTGCCATTGGCACTACGACACGACCACTGCGGTTGGTGACGCGCTCACGACCGTCCTAGCGTCATGCGGTGGGCGTCTGTCTCGCATCGGTGGGGAATGGTACATCTGGCCAGCGGCTTGGACTTCGCCATCCTCATTGGTGAACGCCAACGCAGACCAATCCCTGTTCGTCGATAGCTTCCAGTGGACGCCGAAAAAGTCTCTGCCTGACCTGTACAACCGCATCAATGGAACCTACACGGCCCCCAACTATCCGTTCAACGCGGCTGGCGACCTCTACGACAGCAACGGATGGTACGAAGGCTCGATTCAGAATAATTTTCCGTTCGCATTCCAGCCGACAAACTTCCCGCAGTATGCAGCGGATGAACTGCACGGCTATGGGACTGGCGTTGACGTTTATCTCTCCCAGGATGGCGGCGTTGAACTCCCTTATGAGCTAAACCTCCCCTGCGTCCTGTCCGTCTCTCAAGCCCAGCGTCTGGCTAAAATCGCCCTCCTGCGTAACCGTCAGCAGGGCAGCGCAACGATGGCTCTCTCATTGGCCGCGTTGCAATTACAGCCGACCGATGTTGTCCAGTTCAACTATGCGCCGTATGGATGGGTAAACAAGTATTTTGAGGTTCAGAAGCTCACTCTCCACACGGACTATGGCAATGGTGCGCCTCGCACCTTCGTCAAGGTCAAAATGGGCGAGACCGATCCGAGCGTGTACGAATGGTCGGAAGCCGAGGAGCTAACCGTCTATGATGTTCCGTCCGCTCCCGGTGCGGTTCCGTACATCGTTGACCCGCCCACGAATCTTGCCATCGAAGACGATGCGACGACGGCATCGGTCCTTTCCGATGGGACGAGCACTCCCCGGATGCTCGTATCGTGGACTCCTCCTGAAGACACATACGTTAACAACGGTGGAAAGATTGAGGTGCGGTATCAATTTAGCACGCTAAACACCTCCCAAAACGGCGGCATTAGTCCTATCCGCCCGCTAGTCCTTTCACCGACACAGCAGGCCGATGGGTCTTGGATTTCGCTGTGGGTCGATGCTGGCAGTGTGTCCGGCCAATCCACCTATATGTATGTGGACGGCATCAGCCCGACTCAATACCAGAACATCACGGTACAGGTGCGGGCGGTCCGCTCAGGTGGTGCAACTTCCGACTGGGTACAGGTAGCCAATGCTCTGCCGGTTAAAATTATTAGTTTTCCTGTCGGCCCGGTCGGCATCGGCCCGATCTTCAAATTCCCTGATGGAAAGACGCTGGACACGTTGGAGCCATTGGAGGCTGGTGCGGATGTAACAGCCAATCACACAGCAGCGGACACGTCGAATGTAAACGGTGTCTCTTCAACCGTCGTCAGCCTGAACTCTACTGGTCAGCAGCGGAATTTGATTCCTGATTCCGACTTCAAGTTTGGTTCGACGTACTGGAATCTCAGTGCTGGTCCGGTCGCAGCCACGATTGAAGACGGAGTGGGTGCGAGTGGCGGACGGGCGCTCGCTGTTTTGGGCAATGGAACGTCCTTCTTTTCATTCCCGGCATCCTCGATTATTACAGTCGTCCCAGGTCAGACGTACACTCTCTCTGGATACATTGACGCTACCTCTGTGACAGGATCGGCACAGCCGCATTGGGCGGTCTTTGACCCCGCAATTACTACCAGCTATAACGGCGATGCACTGAGCAATCCCGGCAGTAAGGGTAGGGTGAGCAAGTCTTTTACTGTTCCGGCAGGTGTGACCAAAGTTGTTGTCCTTGCGGATACGGGCGGGGCAACTATTGCCAACGGGCAAAAGCTCTACTTCAGTGAGCCTCAGCTTGAAGTAGGAAATGTGGCGACGGCCTACAAGTCCGACGTTCCAGCCCATACCGGCGTAGTCCTGCTCCAGAACCCCAACTTTGAGGCGGGTGACGTGGGCTGGACTCCTACCGGCAATATCACTCCCGGCGGCGGTTTCTTAGGCTCGGGTTACAGCGCAAAATGCAATCAGACAGGGACTTATGTGTTGACCAACAACCAAAAGATTCCCTGCGCTGCCGGAGCGGTTATCTCGGCAACCGCCCTTTACAGTGCGCCCGTGGGTACGGCAGGCCAAGCTCGCATTCGGATTATGTTTTCTGATGCAGCGGGTAACGTGACCAACTATCAAGAATGGGGTGATTTAACTCCTACAGAAAGTCCCCAACAGGTACGAGGAACGCTGGTCGCCGCTGCGAATACAGCTTACGCTCAGATATTGTTCGTGATCTTCAATGCTGCACCGGGCTGGACAATGGGCGGCGTCACCGCATCCATCCTGCCCAACAGCGTGGATGAAGTGCCAGATGGCTCTACCTACCTTCGTATGCCCGGTTCCAACATGGACCAGAACCGCCGAGCGATTATCGATTTTGGCCAAGGTGCCCACCTTAATAAGAATCTGGACAACATTGCGCCCGGCCCGTCCGGTAGGCGTGCTGTACAGACATTCGCAGTCTCGAATGGAGCCTCAACCGAATGGATGCTGCTTGGGACGTGGGTATTCGGTTCCCCCGGCTCCCTCACGCTGACCTACCATGGCGGAACGGGATACAACACAAATGCAGGTCAAGAGGCGGTCACAACGATTACGGTGCGGAGTGGTAACGGCACACAAGCTCCAAACATCTCTGGCGTGACCTATTACACGCAGGGCGGGTCAGACCCCATCTTAGGAGTGATTGCCAATGCTACAAACGGTAGCACTTCACCCAGCAACAATTCGTGGGATATTTGGATAAATTGGAACACGTTCGCTAATGGTCATGTTGAGATTGCCCTCTCGCCCAACGACACGTTCACGTACAACGGCGGCATTGGTGGCAGTGCTCCAAACGGCCAAACGGCATGGGTTGGTGTCGGAGGCCGCGTATTCGGCTACGGCGGAACAGGTCTTGATGCCGTGCTTGACGGGCTCGACCGTTTTGCTGCCGCAGAGGCTGGAGCAAACGTTACAGATGAGCACGTCATCACCAGCCAAGTAAAACTTGGTGTTGCCTCTACCCTCACATCCGGGCAATGGGTCGCTGCAAACGGCTTGGCATGGACAGCACAGACCGCGTTTTCTACTGATGTTTACAACGTTCAAGGCGTTGGGTCTATCAACATAGGTGGAACTGCCGGAACCGGAATGGTACGTTTTGGCGTGTTTGTCGATGGCAACACGAGCGGAACGAACTATGGCTCTGGCTTCATTTACGTCAGTATGCCCACCAACGCACAGGTAACAGCATCGGGCGCGTACTTCGGCTCGATTACCGGCTTAACACCCGGCACACACACTATCCAAGTGTATGTATGGAATAACACCACGCAGAGCGCAACGATCACTGATGGTTATGCGATCTGCCAGAGGATTTTCTAACGATGAAGACCTACACTTTTACGACACCACTCCAGATCGCGACCGGCTTGAGCACATCGCTGACCATCAAGTCCGTCCAGGTCACAGCGATGACGTATAGCCAGACACCTAGCCTGGCCCAGCTTGGGACGGGGGTGCTGGACATTACGCTGACGGACCCGGACACCGGCTGGCAGGAGACGATCAGCTATCGGGATGCGTCGGTGCTGACGTTCTGGCAATCTGCCGTTACACCTGTACAGGGTGACACGTTTGAGGACTTGGCAGCCGGTGCGCTGTTCGACAAGCTGGTGGCGGACAATAAGCTGCCAGCGGGGGCAGTGAGCTAATGGAGACGAGCGACATCATCCTTGAGGAACTACGCGCTCTCCGCTCCGACTATAACGAGAATGCTCGCAAGACGGGCGAACGACTTGCCAAGCTGGAGGAGCAGATGCACGACCTGTGCGGCAACGGTCAGCCGGGGAGAATCCGCATACTGGAATTAACTGTCGAGCGATTGCAGGCATGGCGCTGGTATCTGATCGGGTCCAGCGCCGCAGCATCCACCATCGTCGTCGGAGCCGCATGGCTTATTGCCGAAGTCGTAAAGTAACGCCATCTATCGCCTCGGCAGCCCCTACCCTCGCGAAGCGTGGGGTGAATAAAGTGGCCTAGAACGCGCTTCTACGCTCCAGCTATTGCCTTTGTTGATCTCTTTTGTGACGGCGGGGACGATCACCCTAGCCCAGATAAGTCAGAGGACCACTCGGGAAGTTGTCCAAAAGTGGGAATACTTGGCGCATCT